TCTTATTTAGGGATGGCAGATTAATGAATAATTCCAGACCTTTGTTGAACTCTTGGGCGGTATCAGATACCGCCTCTCGGAAGTCAGACAGTTTCTTGATGTACTTATCGTATTTCTCAAATACCTCATCCGTCGCGTCCCCCGAATCCTTAGCTGCGGAGGTCCAGCTCTTGATCGCCCTTGCTATAAGAATTCCCAATGGAAGAATTCCCGCCGATAAAAGGCCTAGACCTAGAAGACGGAATGCATCCTCTGTGTTCGCTACGGATAAACTTAACCTCGTGAAAGCCACTGCTATAATTGCAATATTTTTACCCATGGTAGGTAGTAATACAATCAGCAATTCTAAAGCCGACATCATATTCTTAAATAATCCGAGGATGTTATCTTTGTTATCCCTCACCATCGTAATCAGCCAGGTTGCAAACCGTATCATGTGTGCAAATGTCTCAGCTACTGTGTATCCTAAGCTCTCAAATCCTGGAGTAAGCTCGCTACTACTCTTAGAAAACTCGGCAAAGAGTAATTGTAACTCTCTTGAAAAATCTCTAAAGGCGGGAACTACTAGGGCATACACCGCTAATTGGAACATCTTAAACGCAGGGATTACAGTCTTTTGAATAATTCCCGCGATTGACTTTAGGATAGCACCAATGGATTCGGTTGCAAATCCTACATCATTAACTAATGCGGTAGAAAATGCCCCTGCCATCGCCACTGCAAATGCAGATAATGCTGCTATTGCTATGCCTATTGCTGCTATGAGTGGAAGGGTGATGATGGAGGTGATAAATATTAATGTGCCCGCCGCCGCCGCAATAGGGGCCAGTATCCCAGAGAATGTAGCGAAAAAGGCGGTTGCAGCAGTGATAGCCCCTACTAAAGACCCGATTCCTGTTACCAGGGAACCTATGAACAGTACAACAGGGACCACTGCTGCCGCAAGTGATCCCATACCAAAGGTAAAAGCCCCTATGGTAGCTAAGGTTGCCCCAAATGCGATGCCTACCTTAGAAATACTACTTACTACCTCTTGGCTTTGACGAGCAAATGCCGTCATCCCTGTTACTATATCAGTAAGGGCTTGGACCACTTCTCTGGATGGTCCTAGAAGGATCTTACCTAAAGTAATTGATAATGACTTAACCGCACTGTTGAGGATAGTTACATCGCCAATTAGTGTATTAAGCTTGATTCTTTCAATTGATCTTGCTAATCCCGTTGCGTTTTCGATCTGAGACAATAACGCATCAAATGTCGCAGAGCCTTGGTTAATAAGGGCTTGCAATGAACGGAATGCCCGTTGGTCGAATAGTTGACCTAATGTCTCAGCACTTGTGCCGATTCTCTCAAACTCTCTTACGATCTGAGATAGATTATTCTTTCTAGGATCAATGTCTGCAAAAGTAGAACCTAATCGTCGTAGTGTCTCATCTGCTAGGTCTGCGTTTTCTACCAACTGAGTAAGAATTCTGGATAGTCCAGTACCCGCAATACTTGATCTAAGACCTGAGTTAGCTAATACGCCCAGGGCTGCTGCTGTTTGTTGTACCGACTGCCCGAATGCCGCCGCCGCAGGGGATGCAATCTTGAACGATTCCTTGAGCTTAGTGATATCGGTGTTAGCGTTAGTTACCGTGGCTGTGAGTATATCTGCTACTTCATCCGCAGACTTCGCCGACAAGGAGAATGATCTAAGAATAGATGCCTGTAGGTCGGCAGCATCTTTAATACTAGATCCGGTTGCTGCCGCTAACCTAGCTACGCCCGCAATAGAGTCCGATACCTCTTGGAATGAGAATCCCGCCAATCCTAATACTTCAGCGGCAGCCGCGATTTCACTGGCGGTGAACTTAGTGGTCTCTGCCAATTTCAATATCTGGTCAGATAGTGCCCCAATTTTTAACTGGGTTTCTGCTGACCCGTCTTGAAGTCCGTTGATAACAGAGCTAAAGTCGGCAACTGCCTGTTCATACTTGGCCGCGTCGCTGGCGAATACTACGAAGAACCCACTTAAGATTGCCCCATAAGCCAGTAACTGGATGCCCGCGTCTCTAAGAATAAATCCGGCTTGTCGTAAGCTAGATCCAAAGCTAGTAATGACTCCGCCGATTGACTTGAGACCATTGCCAATCTGGGAAGCGGCATTACTTATGGTCCCACTTAAACGACGAAAGGCGTTACCTAAATTAGCGATGCCAGCCGAAGCATTCCCCTTGGAGAATTCTCGGATAGCACGATGAATTTGGATAACGCCTTTTCTCACATTTAGAAATGGAGTGCGAGTCGCAGTGTCTAGTTTTTTAGCGGCATCAATGATAGATCCAAAATTAGATGCATCCCTGGGCTTAAACGGAGCATCTCTGCGCCGTCCGCTTTGCTTAACAGTGTCTCTTTCCTTCTGGTCATCTTTTGCCAGCTTCCTCGCGGTATTGATCTGGCGAGTGAGCTTTAAGATGGCAACAAGCCTAGTAACAGTAGTCTCAAATGCCTTGTTAAGAAGCGTTATCGACTCCGTAACCTTGTCGAAGATACCCTTAGCATCGAGGAAGTTAGCCAGTCCGACTTTAATTAGCTGGATGTCATCGTATAGTTTCTGGGCAGAAACCCCTACTTTGTCCATAGAAGCAGGTAGAGTATTTAATTTCCTAGCACCATCTACTAATATCTTGATCTTGAGGATTGCTTCCCCTAACGATGACGCTGCCATAAGGTATTACTGCCTATTGAAAGTTTTTGATGAATTCACTATATCCGCTCTCAGTTGCGTTAGAAGCACGAGATACATTAGCAAGGGTTAAATAATGTTTGTTTCTGTGTCTTCTAACAGTATCGAGGAGGATCATCATTTGATAGTAAGTCAAATCTAACACCTCCTCGATGGGCCTACCTAATTCAATTACAGATTCGGAAATAAATTCGCCTAATCCGTAACTACTTCCTTGGGACTCTCCTGAAAAAAGGTCAGAAGTGCTTGGGGAACTGGTATCCCCGCTAGTAGAAAATTTTTGCGGATGGTACTTACATCGTATACCTCCTTGACGGCTACGATAATTTCAGATAAGTCCACCAGGTTGATGTCATTATCCCATTCATCTGCGTAAATATCCGACTTTTCTCGAATCGAGGCATAGATAAACTTTTTAACCAATTCGAATAGCTCAGGGCTTAGCAGCATTACCGCAAACGCTCTAACGCTAGATAGATCAGACTCATCATCTTCCTTACCAGCCAATTGACTAAGGACTTCCATCAAGTTGAGTCCGTCTGAGATTAGGGTGAGCATTGCCCGAGTCCCTAATGCCTTGAATTGGTATGTACCAATTGTCAAGTTTACCTCATGCCCTAAGTTGGCAAGTTTGATTGCGTCTACTCCAGTTTGGACTTTGGCAACGCTTCCGTCTTTCCCTAAATCTTTAGTCATCTTTATTGCTTTCGTGTTTGGTTGCTTAGGTGGTCTAATAGCTGACCGATTTTCTTATTGTATGTCAAAGGCTCAACGCAGGTTTCGCCATTAGTGTACTGAAACAGCAATTCATTAAACTGTTCCCTGCTGGCGTCAACCTCGAAGTTGAATAAGAAGATGTCTCTTCCTCGCTCGTTGTGAAGGGGGGTTAATCCCTTGAACCTAGCGTCATGCACTAATTGGGCCCATATAAACCCGGCCTGTTTCATGTCTCTCGTGCTGTATGTGATCATGTTAATTTGAATCCAATGTGATGAGAAAATAAATCTTTAATCTTACGTTCATAAATATCCTGTGATCTGGGTTAAGCGATTATACGCTTAGGAATGGAGCAGTCACAGTCAAGTCAGTCTCAACAATGACGTGATCGGTCTCTGGGAATGCGTATCGGGCTTTCTTAAGTTCGGAGTACCATGAAGCTCCGTCTGGACCTACGGCACATCCGCAGTCACCCGCATCGCAATGACGAGACGTATCCAAATCGTTAGCCAATCGGTAATTACCGATAGCGGCGCTCAAGATGGACCGAATCAAACCTGATTCGCTCAATACGCTGCTTGGGTCAAGAATCGTGAAGTCCGCTACGGCTGGGCTGGCGGTGACTTCTGCTACCGTAACTGTGAATGAGCCAATTTGGAAGGCTTTGTTAACTAGCGACATTTTTTATGTCCTTTTAAGGTTTGAAATAATACTAAGTACAGGTGATAGCATTTACATAAACACATCCAT